CTATGAAGCTGTGACAGCAGTTAAGACAGCACTCATCGCGCTCGGTTTGCAACCCGTCACAGACCCCAGAAACGCTCGCCCACTGTCCGTCATGATCGAGCTGCCAACGCTTGATGCCTTCACTTACAATGTCGGCGACATTCGGCTAGTCATCCGCGTACTAGCTGGGCCACCTGGCAACAGCGATTCGGGCAACTACCTCATGACAGTTGTTGATCAAATCATGAACTCACCAATAGCCATAGTGGATGGAAGGCCATCACTCGCCTCATACGGCGAACAGATGCTTCCCTGCTATGACATGACCGTTGCTGTAGCAGTACAGCGCAACTAACAAGAAAGAAACAAAATGGCTACCACCACATTTTTATCCAATGCAACCATAAACATCACCCAAGGTGTGACAACCACTGATTTAAGTGATCAGGGAAACGCCTGCACCATCACGATTGGCCAGGATGCTCTTGAGTCAACTGCCTTCGGCGATACAGGCCACCGCTTTACTGGCGGCCTTCAATCAGTAGATGTGGCAATCACATTCTTCCTTAGCTATGGCGCTGCCGAAGTGGAAGCCATCCTTGCATCATGTGTCGGTACCGGCACAACCATCCTGACTATCTCACCATCAGGCACATCAGAGAGCGCAAGCAATCCCGAATACGTTTTGAGTAATTTAATGCTGGCGAATTTCACACCGATAAATTCAACGGTTGGAGAGCTTGGGACAGTCGAAGCAAGCTTCACTGGCGGCACCTGGGTTCGAGATATCACACCTTAAACAAGAAACGACATCATGCAACTCACGCTCAAAGTCACAACAGACCAAACCACATACGAAGTCAAAACAAACCTGTATGTCATCATTGCCTGGGAACGAAAGTTTAAACAGAAAGCCTCCAACCTTGCTTCCGGCGTAGGTCTCGAGGACCTGGCATTCATGGCATTCGAGGCTTGCAAGGTGCACGGCATTACAGTGCCAGCCGTATTCGATGACTATGTGAAGCGCCTAGTCAGTATCGAAGTGGTAACGGATGAACCCACAAACCCCATCGAGGAGGCACTTACTCACGATCTCTAGCAGAACTGCTAGTTGAAACTGGGTGGTGGCCTCCACAAATACCTTTCGAGATTCAAGACATGAACACAGTGATTGATGTGATAAATAAATTGAGGCGTAAATGACAGCTGAGCTTGGCCCCATCGAGGTTGTTGGTCTGAAGGAAGCGCTTGCACAGCTGAACAAGATTGACAAGAAGCTGAGGCGTTCTATCACCACTGAGTACAAAGCAATCGTTGACCCTGTACTGATCGAGGCTCGCCGCAACATCCCAGAGGATGCACCAGTATCAGGTATGGCGCGTTCGTGGACTGGTAAGAGTGGTGCTGAGATTATGGCTTGGGATGCCAAAAAGGTGAACAAGAATCTCAAGGCATTCACCAGTGGCAAAAAGATACGGGATGCACCTGGAGGCTTCAGACAGAACCTTGCTACCTTTGGCATCAGGTGGGGAGGGCCGCAAGCTACTCTGTTTGACATGGCGCGAAAAGGCAACCTATCTCAAGCGCTTCAAGCCAGGTATGGGCCACCATCTCGAGTTATCTGGCGAGCATACGAAGCCCAGAGTGATGCAGTGGATGGTCAAGTTCGTGATCTAGTGAACCGTGTCATGAAGATGACCGGCAACAACGGGAGAATCTGATGGCCATTACAATCCCCATCATCAGCGAGTTCGATGGCGCTGGCATTAGCAAAGCCATCGCACAATTCAAACAGCTCGAGACCAACGGCCAGAAGGCCCAGTTCGCAATCAAGAAGGCAGCGGTTCCTGCAGGGCTCGCTCTAGCAGGTTTGGCTGTCGCCCTGGGTGATGCCGCCAAAGGTGCTATCGAGGATGATGCTGCACAGCAAAGTCTGGCGCTCACTTTGCGCAACACCACTGGGGCCACTGATGCTCAGATTGCAGCCAATGAAGATTGGATAAGTACCCAAGGCAAACTGCTCGGCATTTCGGATGATCAGTTGAGGCCAGCCCTGGCGCGACTTACCACCCAGACCCATGATGTGCGCAAGGCTCAAGAGCTCGCTTCGCTGGCAATGGATGTCAGTGCGGGTACAGGAAAAGATTTAAGGACTGTCACAGAAGCACTTGCAAAGGCTGCAGGTGGTTCCACTGCTGCACTTGCCAAGCTGTCACCTGAGCTGAAGCAGATGGCCAAGGATGGCGCGTCAGCTGATGAGATGATGTCTGCACTATCTGGCACTTTCATGGACCAGGCAAGCACCGCTGCCGGTACTGCCGAAGGGCAATTCAGACGGCTGTCAGTGGGACTAGCTGAGACTAAAGAATCAATAGGCGCTGCACTCATGCCAGCGATAGAAGCAGTGTTGCCATTCCTGCAGGCAATGGGCACATGGGCACAAGATCACACCACCACCTTCCTCATCATTGCTGGCGTAATTGGAGGCATTGCAGCTGCAGTAGTTGTAGCCAACGCCGCCATGACAGCCTGGGGAGTAGCCACCAAAGTCTTCACAGGCATCCAGACAGCCTTCAACCTTGTAATGGCCGCCAACCCTGTCGTGCTCATAGCACTCGCCATTGCTGCCCTAGTCATAGGCCTCGTAGTGGCGTACAAGAAGTTCGATGCCTTCCGTGATCTGGTAGATGATGTCTTCAGTGCCATAAAGACAGGCATCAAGTTCGGAATGGATGCCATCACTGGATACTTGACTTTTGTCATGGGAGTGTATAAAGGCATCTTCAATGCCATTGCCAAGCTGTGGAACAGCACTATCGGCAAGCTGAGTTTCTCGATTCCTGATTGGGTGCCAGGTATCGGAGGCAAAGGTTTCGATGTGCCAAACATTCCTATGCTCGCTGCAGGTGGCATTGTGAGCTCGCCCACCCTGGCTCTTATCGGGGAGCGCGGCCCTGAAGCTGTAATCCCATTATCGCAAATGGGCAGCATGGGTGGCGGCATGAACATCACAGTTCAGGCTGGGCTTGTCAGTACCCCAGATCAAATGGGCCAGTTAATCATTGAGGCGATTCAACGCGCCCAGCGCCGTAGCGGAACGGTTTTCCAAGCGGCATGAGTACCCCAACTATGCAGGTGCTGGTGGGCTTCCAATCCACAACTGGCTTCGGTACCCCATTCCTCCTAAATGATGCCTTCTACGGCGTTCTGAACACCACTGGCAGGGGAACGCTGGGTGGTGTCACCATGGTTGACCTCACCAGCATTGTTGAATCGGTCAACATCACTCGAGGCAGGTCACGCCAGCTTGACCAGTTCAATGCCGGCACAGCCACCATTGCGTTCAATAACAAAACCCAGGTGCTGAACCCCAGCAACACATCAAGCCCGTACTACCCATTCGTACTGCCGCGCTGCCCTGTGCAGGTGCTCGCCAACGGCATCCCGATCTATACAGGACTGGTGACAGATTGGAATCTGGATTACGACATCAGCAACCAAGACATGATGTACGCGTCATGCGCTGACCAGTTCACAGTGCTCGCCAACCAATCGCTGAACGCTGTAGCTACCACTGCACAAGCCAGTGGCACACGAATCAACACTGTGCTGAGCTTGCCAGAAATCAACTATCAAGGCGCTCGAGCCATTGACACTGGCTCATCCACGCTTGGTTCTTTCGCTATCACCCAGGACACCAACTGCTTGAACTATCTGCAGCAAATCAATACCTCCGAACAGGGGTATCTGTTCATGAGCGCGGCAGGCACACTCACCTTTAAGGGCAGATCAAGTGTGCTTAACCCAGTGGCTGGGGCCACATTCAACACCACTGGCACAGGTCTGGCCTACCAGACTCTTATCAATCAGTATGGGGATGAGCTTCTTTACAACTACATAATCACCCAGAGCCCTGCCGGAGCTGTGCAAACCACCAGCAACGCCGCCAGCATTGCGCTCTATCAAGCCCAGCAGTATGCACTCACTAACTTGTTGAACAGCACCACGGCTGAAGTAGCTGGTTTAGGTAACTATCTGCTTGGCAAATACATGAACCCAGTGCTCAGGTTTACGGGCCTGTCAACTCAAATGTCAGCGCTATCGGCCACTGACCAAAACATTGTGCTTAACCTTGACATGACCAG